TAATGACCCAAGACGAACTTCGGGAAAAAGCAGGTCTGCAACCTTTGGAAAAGCCTGCCGATGTGGTTGGACCGAATGCACAACCCGATGAGCAACCGCAAGCGGTGGAAGCATTGCAGAGCAACGATAACATCAAGAAACTATCGGGCAGGGAGTACCAAAACCTGATGCGTATCGTGCGCCAGTATATGCAAGAGAAAATCACGCTGGAAATGGCACGGACGATGCTATCAGCAGGGTTCGGCTTATCGGCCCAAGAGATTGACACGATGCTCGGAGTGCAATCCCAAGAGTTCAGCGAGCCTCAATGGGGCGAGGAAGATGACGAGGACTACGGATGGGGCGATGAAGAGTTCAAGGTCTTGGAAGTGGTTGCAAGCAAGTTTGGAAGCCATGCAGACGATTACCATGTGATGCACTCCAAGCCGATGCGATTTGATGCAAACATTGATGAGAATATCCGCTTGGCCTTTGCCGAGTTAGGCGAGGAAGAAAAGGAACTGGACAAGAAAATTGAAGCCTACCGCAAAAAGAACCGGGATGCAAGCGTTGAAGAAATGGCAAAGGAGTTCGGGGTCAGCAAGGCGAAGGTCGCCAAGCGAGTGGCCTACTTGATTACCAAAGACCGCTACCCCATTAGCAGGGCGGTGGACCAAATTGCCGAGCAGAACCTACCCAAGGGCGTGAAGGAGGTTGCCGAGCCGGTCTTGGAAGTCCGCTACAAATACGCTTGGGCCACAGGATTCAGCAACAAGGACAAGCGGTCAAGCCGTGAGTTCTGCAAGGTGATGCTGGACTTGGCCGACCAAGGCAAGGTCTATACCCGTGATGATATTGATGGGATTTCTGCTATCATGGGCTACTCGGTTTGGAATCGCAGAGGCGGTTGGTATCATACACCGAGCGGAGTGAACAGGCCACAATGCAGGCACGTATGGGAGCAGCAACTCGTTATCCGCAAAGGCAATAAAATCAGCAAGGCATGAAGGCACTATTCATAAGCGAAGAAACGCTCTTGGACAACTCGATAATCAACGAGAACGTATCCTACACCCAAATCCGCCCAACGGTTGTGAAGGTGCAGGAGATGCGGATTCAGCCTATCGTTGGGTCTGCGTTGTACGGGGAATTGGTAACCCAAGTGGTCAGCGGTACGACTACGGCCCTGAACCAAACGCTGCTGGAGGACTACATCCAGCCTGCGATGATTCAATGGCTCTACTACGAACTGCCCATGGTGCTTGCGTTCAAGTACATGAACAAGGGCATGGTCCGCAGGACCAGCGAGGAATCCTCGCAGATGAGCATGGAAGAAATCACCCGGCTGACCGACAAAGTGAAGAATGATGCCGAGTGGTACTCCGAACGCATCACCCGGTACCTGATGGAGAACCGCAATTCCTATCCGCTTTGGAACTCGCCTCCATCGGCTCTTGACACGATTTACCCGAACGCTACCAACTACCGCACGGGAATGGTCTTGGACCGCAACAGGAGGATGGGAATCAGCAACTTGGACTACCCCTACCCCTACGGACCTTTGGCTGGTTGTAACGACTGCTAAGCATGGGAGCGCATAAAAAAAACATACTGAAACTGCAGAATTATGTCATGGATAAAAATCAAGCAGGCCCTGCTGGACCTTGCAAATGCTCATCCACAGGTCAACTCCTTCGGGACGGGGGACCCTCTTGCAATCGGCACGGACAACACGATAAATCTTCGAACCCCAAGCCGTGAGCGTATCGTCTATCCGCTCGTTTTTGCAGACGTTCAGTCAGCAACTACTGACGCTGGTACTTTGGACTTGGTGGTTGGGGTATATTTTAGTGATAGAGTTGAATCCATTAAGCCGATGGGTGGCGTGGTTTCGGGCAGTCCGACATTGGGCTGGCAAGATAACGAGGACGAGGTCTTGAGCGACCAACTGCAAATCGCTCAGGACTTCATTTCAGCCCTTACAAACGACCCAAGCGAGGAATGGACTCTTAGTGCCTCCGTAAGCCTTACACGCTTTGTAGAGAGCCGAGATGACCGCACCGCAGGGTGGCAGGCCACGATGACCTTTGAGATTCCATTCGGGCATTCAGTTTGTGAAATTCCTACCTAACCTACATTTATACTAAAAAGCAAATTATGCCTACACCCATATTGCAACAGATGCTCGGTCAGGGCGGTACGATGGAGTTCGTTGATGCTGCCGTTAGCGGTAAAGTTTACGACTTCGTAGTCGTCAATGCTGCTGCTACTTTTACAACCCTTACGGGAACTGGTGGCGAGGACCTGCTAACCGCTTACGCTTTGAGTGGCAAATCCGTTTCCGCTGGTATCGTTATCAGCGGAAGGAATGGCGGTAAGATTACTGCCGTTACCCCAAGCGCAGGTTCAGTCATCGGTTACACCTTCCTGTAATGCTAATCGGCTACGGCTACGGCTACCCGACCAATATGCTCATCGGTGGACTTGCTGCTGGTGTGTGGGGTGCTTTCAACGCAAGGGCTACGGCTGACGGTGCGACCGCTGCTGAGGCTGCCGTGAATGGCTGCCTGTTCGTCCGATTCGCTGCAATCTTCAATTTCTAATATGCCGACACCATCGCTGATTTTAGTGCCTGCACGATTCAAAACGGGCAAACTCTATACCCCTGTTGCAACGACTTCGGGTGGTGTGGTCTTGGGAGCATCGGGCGACTTCAATGTAACCCGTGCGACTACTGCGACCCGTGTGAATGCAAGTGGGTTGATTGAGGTGGTGGCTTCGGGGATACCGAGGCTGGACTACTACACCAGCGGTGGAACGGCTGGCTGCCCTGCTTTGCTTGTAGAGCCGAGTGCGCAGAATTTGGCGTTGCGGAGTGAAGATTTTACAACAACTTGGAATGCCGTAAACACCACCCCTACTGCAAATCAAACAACATCCCCCGACAACACCCTAACCGCTGATAGGATTTCAATTACAAGCAATGCTGGGTATATCAGGCAAGTAATCGCAACAAGCAATTCAACAACTTATACCGCATCTTGCTTTGTTAAAAATGACACCGTTGCATCGGGAGATACATTTAGATTTTACTTTAATAACAACACCGCATCACCAAATGCTGCCCAAGCACTTGCTATTATTAACATAAATGCAGGCACAGTAACAACATCGTCAGGTGGTGGAGGTATAAGTTCGGTAAGCACGGGCATAGAAAATTATGGAAACGGATGGTATCGTGTGCGTGTTACATTCACCCTTGGGGCTTCGGCAGGGAGTGCAGGTTCGGAAATCGGATTTGATGCACCAACCGCAACTCGGACGTTCTTCGCTTGGGGCGCACAATTTGAAACAGGCTCCGTAGCAACCTCCTACATCCCCACAACAACCGCAGCGGTAACCCGCAACGCAGACGTGATAAGCGTAACAGGCGCAGTCAGCGGATGCATTGGGCAGACCGAGGGGACGATTTATGCGGAGGTGGATTTGAGGAACTTGGGCGTTGCTGGTGCCATCGTATGCGTACAAACAGCCTCATTCATAAGCGGAACTGTAAGGATTCAATTACAGGCATCGAATCAATTGTTTGTGTCAATATCAGACGCATCGGGGAATACGCAGTATAGTACCACAATATCCTCGCCCACACTTTCTGCTGGAATAAACAAAATAGCGTTGGGTTATAGCAGTGTTGCAAGTGGTGTTGTTACGGCTCTTAACGGCTCAATAATAGACACGGCAACCGTAACCGCATCATTCGGAACGCTTGGGGCAAATCGTGTTTATTTAGGCGCAAGGGAAGCGTCGGGAAATTTAAGTCTTTTCTTCAACAACCGCATCCGTGCTGTTGCCCTCTACACCACAAGGCTCACAAACCAAGAACTCCAGTCGCTTACAACCCTCTAACAATGCCCTGCTTCCGTAAACTTTCGTTCCCATCTGCAAACATCGCAGACCAAGTCCTCGCCAAGTTGGACCCGATGGATAGCGTTGTTGTCCTCGGCCACCTCTGCGAAACCACGGACGAAGAAGGCAACTGCCTCAAGGTCCGCAAGGAGTTCTCGGTTGACGTGCTATTCCACGCAGACGAACCCAACGAACTCGCTGCACCCTACGTCATTTGGCCCAAGCCCTGCGGTGTCCACGCCTTTGCAGGTTGGGAGGCCCAGTACGAAGCCGACTACAACGCCTACAAACCCAAGAGCAAATGAGAATTTTCCGTAAACGTAACCCCGAAACCCCCGAAAACACCCCTAAACTCCCTATTATGAAAGCAGCAGTCATCGCATTACTCCGCCACCTTTTGACCTTTATCGGTGGAACCCTTGTCGCCAAAGGCATCATCGATGCAGCAACCCTGACCGAAATCATCGGTTCCGTATTGACCTTGTTGTCAGTCGGTTGGATGGCCATAGATAAAACAAAGGTTAAGGAATGAACCTTATTGAAACCACCATCGTAGGGACCATCGCTGCCGTTGTCGGTGGCGTGGTCGCTTGGTTTACCAAGGGCCGATTCGAGTCCGATTCCCTACAAGTCAAGCAAGCCCAAGCGGTCTTGGCTATGTGGCAGGCTACCAGCGAGAATCAAAACAAGGAATTAACACAACTTAGGAATGAGGTTGTAAGTTTGCGTCAGCGACTTGAGGATATGGAACAACTGGTCCACACTCTCCAAGCCGAGAATGCCAAACTTAAAAACCTCGTATGAAAGTAACCAAGCATTCCAAAAACGTCCACTCGATTGAGTGTGGACGCTCCCAAGAGTTCCTGCTCCTGTCCGACCTGCATTGGGACAACCCCAAGTGCGACCGCAACCTGTTGCAGAACCACCTCGATGAAGCCAAGCGTAGAGGTGCAGGGGTCCTCGTCAACGGGGACCTTTTCTGTTTAATGCAAGGCAAGGGCGACCCTCGCAGGAGCAAAGAGGACATTCGCCCAGAACACAACAACGGCAGGTACTTGGATTCCATTGTGGACACGGCAGTAGAGTGGTTCCGACCCTATGCCGACATCATCCTTTTGGTGGGCTATGGGAACCACGAAACTTCAATAATCCACCACCAAGAAACGGATATCCTCCAACGCTTTGCAACAATCCTCAACCACTCCTGCAAGACCGATATTCAAGTCGGAGGCTATGGCGGGGTCCTTGACTTCAAGATGAACCACGACCCGAACAGGGCTTGTAACTTCATCGTTCACTACTATCACGGGTCAGGGGGCGGTGGTCCCGTAACCAAGGGCGTTATCCAAGACTATCGCATCCTCGCCTCCATCGAAGGCTACGACTGCACTTGGCAGGGCCACGTCCACGAATTATACTATCACAAAAACATCGTCAACCGCTATGTGCGCAATTCTCACACGATTTTACAGAAACGTGTTCACCAAGTCCGTACTGCGACCTACAAAGAAGAATGGGCAGATGGATACATGGGCTTTCACGTTGAGCGAGGACGAGGCCCAAAGCCTTTGGGAGGCTATTGGATGAAACTCGAAGCAGTCCGCTCCGAATCCAAGGCGTTTAAGGGACCCGAATTACAGGTCTTTGCCACCTTCACCGACTGCGACAGGTTCTACACCGCTGGCAGTTAGGTATAGGTAGCCGTATTCTTTCTCGGCATTGAACTGGGGGCAGGCTTTCGTAACACCGGGGAAGTCCCTGTGTCCAATGATGCGAGCGTTAGGGTACTTCTTGAGCCAATCGAGCAGCACTACGGCAATCGCTTGACGTTGACCGATACTTCGGTCATCTTTGTCCTTGCCTCCAATGTAGGACACATGAAGGCTTGTAGCGTTATGCCCTGCGACCCCGTTGGTTACGGCTGAATCAGGAGCCAAGGTCGTTACGTTCCCGACCGAATCAATAATCTTGTGGTAGCCCACCGACTTCCAACCGAGAGCCTCCTTCCAATGCTTGCGGATGGAGGCAATGGTCGTGTTCTTCGGAGTGGCCGTGCAATGGACAACGAGGTGCTTGATAGTGCGATTCATTCTTCAGGATTTAATTTGTGAAAGTAGTTGACCGCAACCGGGTCGGCAACATCGGGACCGCTTGACAGGTTGACCTCGTTGTGGGTCGCCCATTGAGCCATTGCAGGGTCGTAGCCGAGCAGTTCGCAAGCCTTCCTGTATTCGCATAGGAGGATGTGGTTGCCTTCAAGGTCAGCGTTGTCGATGGCTATCATGAGCCGTTCCAAGGCGTTGGTCAGGGCTTGAGCAGGTCGAAGGGAGTGGTATCCGGGCATGGCTTTGGTTTCTACAAATGTAGGAAAACACCCCCAAATCGCAATAAAACGGGGGGTAAAAAATTATTTTGACAGGAGGAGGCACAAATAGGGTCGGGGTGCATTAACTTTGCTTTACAAACCAAACCTCAAACCATGAACCACGAAACCCAAGCCAAACTCAAAGCAGCCCTTGTAACGGGCTACATCATGCTCGCCACCATGACCGGCATCGCCTTCTTCGGAAGGTTCCTATTCGCACTCATCACCAACTAAACCTCAAAACCATGAAAAACCTCACCCCGGAGCAACTCGCCAAGATTGCCGAGCCTCTACCACCCGAAGCAATTAAACCACATCCAACCAAAGACAACCTTTCAACAATCAAGGGAATCTTCGTAACCGAGCGACTGAACCAAGTCTTTGGTGTAGGTGCTTGGGTAGTCAAGACCGACTTGTTAAGCCCGATTACATCCGCCACAAGGACGACTAAATTCGGCAAAGAAAGGGTCGAATACACGGCAGTCTTAAAGACCGTTTTCACAATCCCTGAATACGACATATACTACGAGTGCATCGCTTCGTCTATGAACGACGACCCGGGCGACGCAGCCAAAGGAGCGACCACCGATGCCATTACTAAAATTGCATCTTGGATTGGCATTGGGATTGATGTGTACAAAGGCAAGCACGGAGCAGCCCCCAAGCCTGTCAACGCTAACCTGCTGGACCTATCCGACAAACTCGGACTGGTACCGGATTACGATGACATGATGCTCCAAACCCTCAAGGCCGACTACCTCGCACTCGTTGACCGTATGCCTCAAGGGGACCAAGCCAAACTCCGCAACACGACAGGGTTCAACGCTGACAAGTTCCGCAAGGGCATTGCGTTCCTTCAATCTAAACTGGAAGGGGGTGCAAAATGAACCTGCTCCAAAAGATGAACGCAGACGAGTTTAAGAAACTCCTTGAGTTCAAAGAAAAGTACCCTGCAACTGGTGAGCGTTTGGTTTATTCACTTACGCAGACGCACTCGGTTCTTCGCCTAACCCTCGATGTCTGCATGGACCTCGCATCGGCACTCGGCATTGAATATCTCCCTTTTAGTGGTGCAATTTTAGACGTTTTTCAATCCAAACCATGATTCACCCAACCCTCATCACAATACCAAAGGCTGACATCTGCAAGGCAGAAATCGCCCAAATCGCCCAGCAACTGACCGACCGCATCAACGAAGGCGAGGTCAATCCAATCGAGGCACACATCAAACTCAAGGCCATTGTCAAGGCTCTTGAGGCCACCATCAAGGCCACCGAGCAGACCGTTGCCGATGAAGCCAGCAAGCACGGCAAGACCTTCCAAGCCTTCGGTGCAGAGGTAACCCTCAAGGAAGGGACACTAACTCCCAACTACGAGGAAGACAAAGTGTATGCCGACCTCAAAGCCCAAATGAAAGCGAGGGAGGAACTGCTCAAGATTGCATTCCGGCAAGCAGGAAAGACCGCTATCTTTGACGAATCAACGGGCGAGCAGATTCCAGTCTGCACGGCCAAGGCAACCAAGGCATCCATCGCAGTTAGTTTCAAATGAGCAAGCGAGCCAAGAAAACAATGGAGGCGTACTCCCTCCTTTGCGAGAAGCCCTACCGGGCCACGCAACTTGAGAGCCTGCTTGGGGTCAGTCAGCGAAGCACTTATCGTATCTTGCACGACCTCAAAGCCCTTGGACTGGCGGTTGAAATAAGTCCCTGTTTGTATTTTATCCAAAACCCAATCCCAATCTCACAATCAACAAAACCATGAAAAACGGACAAACAATCGGCCAATGGCTGAACTGGGATTTTGATACTTATGGGAACCTTCATGTTAGAAACAAGAATGGCAACCTCATCTACCAAGAATGCCAAAGTGGCTTTTGGGATAAGCGTGAACTTGATTCGCAAGGCAACGTCATCTACTATGAAAATTCAGATGGTGTCATTACTGATAACCGCACACCCCAAATCATTAAACACAACGGACGTAAATACCAACTAATCCCCTAACCAAAACCCTAACCCATGAGTTACACTCCCCAACCCAACACCTTTAGCCTGTTTGTAAACGACAAAGGCGACAACCCGAAACGCCCCGATTACCGAGGGGACGTTATCCTTCCCGATGGGACCAAGATGCGCCTATCAGGCTGGATTAAGGAATCCAACGGCAAGCGGTTCATTTCCGGCAAGGTCGAGCCGATTGAGCAGAAGACCCAAGAAAGTTTGGAACCGCAAGCAAATGACTTCCCGTTTTAGTGTAAATTTGCACCCGACATACATTTACCAATATAGCCCATTTGTAATTGCAGCCAAATGGTGCTACCGATAAAGGGTTCATTCTCTAACCCCTGCCCCGGCTGCTGCAATCAGTCGGGGTTTTTTTATCTTACACGATGGCAGAAATCTCAATTTTTAAAGCGTCCACCAGTGGTGGTGTGCGGAACAACGTCCCCCAAGGTCACGTCCATTTTGTTGAATACATCCAAGACATCCGGGATGGCATCTACTACACCGAAGTCATGGCCTACCGCAAGGCCAAGACCGAAGAAACCAAACGCAGGCTTTCAGCCGTAACGCCCAGCGGTAAGTTCAAGAAGCAAGGCAAGGAAGGGCTTGAAACGCATTCCGGCATCATCTGCATTGACATCGATGCCAAGGACAACGAGGGCGTTGATATGCTGGCAATACGTCAGGACGAATACCTCTACGCCTTGCACCAAAGCACCGGGGGCGAAGGTTACGCAGCCTATTACCGCATCGAACCGGACAGGCACGTTGACGCTTACAATGCACTTGAGAAACGCCTTGCAGACCGTTATCACATCATCGTGGATCCTGCTTGCAAAGACGTTGGCCGTTTGCGGTTCGTGAGTTTCGACCCGGATGCATACATCGCAGACAAGCAGGTCCCTGTTTTTAAGACGTACCTACCCAAGGCCAAGGCTGCACCAATACCAAAGTTTTACCCACACGGGGAACACGATGTCGAACACATCCTCCAACAAATTGAAGCCAAGCGGATAGACCTCACCGATTCCTATGCCGATTGGGTCAAGATTGGCTTTGCCATCGCAAACAAGTACCAAGAGCCAGGTGCAGACCTGTTCCATCGGGTTTCGGCACTGTCGCCCAAGTACAACCCGGAAGCCTGCGACCGAAAGTACAAGCAACTCTGCCAGTCCAAGCAAAACCAAGTGACCTTCGCCTCCTTCATGTGGCTTGCGAAGAATGCCGGCATTGAGATACAAACCAAGACGACCAAGCACATCGTGTCAACAGCCAAGTCCCACCGAATGCGTGTCGGCACCAATGGCGGTCCCAAGGACATCAACGCAGCAACCGAGGCAGCGGTCCGGGTACTTAAGGAAATAGACAACATCGACATTGATGGCCTTGACGAAATCGTTGCCAACACGATGTCCCTTGACACAACGGAACTCAAGTCCGCTGACACCGAGGACACACCCATTAAGCAGATAAAGGCTTTCTTGAGGTCATTCGACTTAAAACGCAACGCAGTAACCCGTTGCATTGAATACAAGGGCCAACCGATTACCGATGTGGACCTAAACAACATCTACGTTGATTGCCTCGAAGCCTTCGGCAAGAAGGAGGTCAGCATGCAACTCGTTGGGGCCATCGTGGATTCGGACTTCACACCGACCTACAACCCGTTTGCCCAGTTCTTTGCAAGGCACGGCCATCGCAATCCCGAAGGCTGCATCGAAGCCCTGACCAATAGCATACGGGTCATAAACCAAGACCATACGTTTGTGCAACTTTGCATCACCAAATGGCTCTGCTCGGTAGTTGCAAGTATGCACGGGGAGTATTCCCTATCAATACTGGTGCTTTGTGGCGACCAAGGCATCGGCAAGACCAACTTCTTTCGCCATCTGCTACCGGACGAACTTCGGGCCTATTACGGGGAATCCAAACTGGATGCCGGTAAGGACGATGAAATCCTTATGTGCAAGAAGATAATCCTCTGCGATGA